AGCCGATTTCCAAGTGGACAACGGTTGTGCTTACAACACATCAGGTACAACAACTTTCAGCAGAAGAAACCTTGCAGTTAGCAAGATCATGATTGCCGAAACATTATGCCCTGAAGATTTGGAAGCTAAATTCTTACAAAGACTTGTTCAACCAGGAAGCACACATGACAAACTTCCATTGGAAAAAGAAATCACAGATCGCAAGGTTGCTTTGATTGCAAGACAATTAGAGGTTGCTGTTTGGCAAGGTGATACTGCATCAGGACTTGTAAATACAAACAAGTTTGATGGTTGGTTGAAACTTATTGATGCTGCTGGTACTGCAATTGCTGTAACTACTCAAACAGCAATAACCACTGGTGTTGTGAGAACTATCTTTGATGAGATTTATTCAAAAATCCCATCTGCCATTTTAGGCATGGATGACTTGGTTGCATTCTGCGGATATGATACTTTCCGTATATTAGTAACTAAATTGACAACTGACAACTTGTACAATTATACAACAGATGCAGGTGCTTCTAATTTTGAAATGATGTACCCAGGTACTAACTTAAAAATTGTTGGTGTACCGGGATTGAACGCTGATAACAATGCAGGTGCATTGGCTTCATACAAAAATCGTATCATTACTACAAGAACATCAAATCTTTACTTTGGTACTGACCTTTTGAATGAATATGAAAAGTATGATGTATGGTTTTCTCAAGATGACCAAAACATCAAAACCTTATTCCGCTTTAAAGCAGGTTGCCAAATTGCTTTCCCATCTGAAATTGTACAATACAAAAACACCTAATCTATATGCCAACTAATTGCGCAATAATTCAAGGATATGAGATCCCCTGCAGAAATTCTGTGGGGGGTATCTCCGAAATATATCTGACTGAACTCGAAAACAAATCGACATTCACTGCAACGTCAGGTATAATTACTGCCTTCACATTATCTTCGGGCAAAAAATTCTGGACATTTAAACTTGAAAAAGAGAATGCAGAATTTACCGAAAAGATAGTGCCAAGTGTTGAAAACGGAACTGTTTTTTATGAGCAGGAAGTGAAATTCAGCATGAAACAATTGTCAGCAAGTAACAGGAACAACATCCGTCAAATGGTCCAAAATCGTTTATTTATTATTGTTAAAGATAACAATGGTATATATTGGTTGCTTGGCGAGGTGAATGGTTGTGACCTTGGTGCTTCCGATGGCAAGACAGGTAAAGCAATGGGTGATTTGAATGGTTATTCTTTGACCTTTATGGGCAAAGAGCCAGCTCCTGCACAGCAGGTAACAGGCACTTTATTAGCTACCTTAACAGTATAATCTGTTCCTAATTAGTTTTGGAAAGCCCTGCCTTTATTGGTGGGGCTTTCTTTTTATAAAAAAATTGCATCTTTTATATTTATAGATATGCTGAAAGTAATCAAAAATCAGAGCAATACGCTAATACTTACTTTGAATGAAAAGAAAACGCTTGCATCACCTGTTTTCCTTTTTCGCTGCATCAATGACATGCAAAGAACAGAGGTGGCATTCATTGCAGCTGATATTAGTGCTTATCCTGATCGCTATAATAAGTTTGCTATCACTGAAACTTCAGGGCCACAAACTCCAACATCAGGAATCATTGAGCTATCACCTGCCGGGTATTGGCATTATGAAGTTTATGAGCAGACAAGTACAAGCAATTTAGATTACACAAAGGCACTTCCAAATCAATTAGAGATAGGCAAATTATTGGTGGTAGGAACACCATCACAATTCACAAGATATGAGCAGCAAGACAAAAAATATACAGCCTACACCGGGTAAGTTTCAAATGCCATCAGTGGTCCAATTGGAGAATCACAAAGTACCGATATTTAAAGAGGTGCGTGGTGAGGAGTGGATTCAACTTGGTGAGAAAAATGACTATGCCTGGTATCTCATTCAGCTGTATGATCGTTCAGCGAAACATGCTGCTATCGTTAAGGCGAAAGTAAATTACACCACTGGTGCAGGTTGGGATTTTGACAAAGATAATTTGACACCTCAACAGGCCATTGCTTTGAATCAATTTATGAAGCGCATGAATCCTGATGGCGAGAGCTTGAAAGATGTGTCCATGAAATGTGATGAGGATAAAAAAATCTTTGGTGGATTTTATCTTGAAGTTATTTGGGATAAGATGGGCAAGAAGCCTGCATCCATCAAGCACATTCCATTCCGCAAAATGCGGTCAAATATTGACAACACTACTTTCTATTATTCTGAAAGATGGTTGGACAAGAATGGTAAGATGAATAGGATGGTAAAATTAGATGGTGATTACAAAGTATATCCTGCCTTTGATCCATTTAACGCAACAGGGGCGCAAATACTCTTTTACAAGACATATCACCCTGCGCTTGATGTATATCCATTGCCTGAATATTTGGGAGCAATCAGCAACATAGAAACGGATATTGAGATAAGCAATTACCATTACAATAATGTCAAGAATCAATTTGCAGGAACTTTCATGGTGAACTTCTTAAACGGAATGCCAACAGCAGAAGAGCAAAGAGATATTGAAAGGAAATTCAAAGAGAAATTTACAGGCACTGACAATGCCGGATCATTTGTATTGAACTTTGCAGATGGTAAAGAAAAGGCTGCGGAGATTCTTCCTATTGGAATGAGCAATGCAGACAAGATGTTTATGGAGCTTACTAAGTGGGTACAGGAAGAAATATTCACTGGACATCGTATCACATCACCAATGCTTTTTGGCATCAAGACAGAGGGCCAATTAGGCGGTAGAAGTGAAATCGTTGAGGCTTATGAATTATTTAAAAATACTTATGTAAAGCCTGAACAATTGCAACTTGAATCTGTATTCAATATGCTTGCAAAGTATTCAGGTCTTAACAATAGATTATTCTTGAAAGAAGCAGAGCCTATCAGTGAGCAATTGACTGAAAATGCTTTGATGCAAATCTTGACAGTTGGCGAATTAAGGATTAAAGCAGGTTATCCCGAACAGAAGCCTGTTGAAATCACTGCTGCACCATCAGGAATGAACAAATATTCCAAGTTTAAACTTGACCAGGAGGAACTTTCAGCATGTATTTCAGAACATATCAGCGCAGGAAAGGAACAGGATCAAGCGGTAGCCATCTGTATCAGCATTCAGGAGCAGAAAAACTCCAAGATATTACCGATATTTGAGAAATATGGCACACCAAAGGATCAATTTAACGTGCTAAATAAGAAATATTTGCACCATTTCAATAGGGAAATGAGCCTTGAAAGCGAACTTTCTATTGCTAAGGGGTACTTTTATACCTCAAATGAGAGGGCAATCATTGATTTATTGTCAAAAGATGCCTTGATGCCTATTGAAAACATTGCCAAAACGCTGAAAATATCAACAGATAGGGTGGTTGAAATCTTAAAAAACCTTACTGACAACGGACTATTAAAACCCGGCACATCAGATATGGGGCTTCCTATCAATGAAGTAACACCGGAAGCACAAAATATACTCGATGAGAATCCTGCAAAGACTGCTGAAATTATTGTCATGTACTCATACGATTGGGCCCCAGGTTTCAATCAGGGAATGATAGACACTTCAAGAACTTTCTGCAAAGATTTATTGAATCTTGACAAATTATATACAAGGGATGAGATTGAAGCCATCAGCTCGGAAACAGGCAGAGATGTTTGGTCCATGCGTGGCGGTTGGTACACCAAGCCCGGCACAACGATTCACATCCCACATTGCAGGCATCTTTGGCAGCAGAATATCGTAACAAAAAAGTAATATGGCAACAGCATTATTCATATCTGAACAATACATAAAGGATATGTCCTATCTCGATGAGAATGTGGATGTAAACCTTATTCGACCTGTAATCAAAGAGGCGCAAGATTTACACATTCATCCCTTGCTTGGTAGTGGTTTATACAACCAATTGATTTCTCAAGTGGTGGCAAACACTGTCACTACTGGAACGATAAGCAACAAGACATTGCTTGATGACTACATTGCGCCTGCATTAAAATATTGGACCTTATACGAGGGTATTGATGTGCTGACATTCAAGATGACAAACAAATCCATCATGATGAAAAACAGCGAGAATAGCAATCCTATTTCGGTGTCAGATGTGAAAAGATTGATGGATAGATTGATGGACAAGGCGCAGTGGTATGATAAGAGGATAATAAATTACTTAAAAGAAAATGTTATCACCTTTCCTTTGTACTTGAATCCCGGCAATGGCATTGATATAATTAGACCTGACAGAACAGCATATCAAAGCGGAATATTTTTAGGCTCAACATACACTTTCAGAAGTGTTCAAGATAGATATGAGAATCCAAATGCAGAAGATTAATGGCGGCATACAAAAAGAATTTAGAGAAGTTAAAAATATATCTCATAAAACGAGATAAAGAAAAAAAAGATGCTAACATACAACCAAGTAATAAAGTCACTAAATGATATTGCGGATAACCATCTGCAAATAAATTCATTTCAGTATGATAGTCTTGACAATATTGCAACATCGGGAACGATATATTACCCCATGATGTTTGTACTTGTCAAGCCTGCAACGGTTGTGGACTTAAAATTGAATCTAAATTTTACTATTATCTTTTGCGATTTAGTGCATAAAGGAGAAACTAATATGCAAGAAGTGGAAAGTGATATGCTATCCATTGCATTGGATGTAATTCACGAGCTGCAAAGCCCAAATTATTCTTGGTCATTCGATACCAAGTCACCAAAGCTAGATCCATTCGGAGATAGGTTTGATGATGAGGTCACAGGATGGTCAATGGATATAACACTGGGTGTGCCAAAAGATATGGACAGATGTTCAATCCCAAATTCATAAAAAAACAAATAAAATATATTTAAAAATATGATAGGAATCCAAGTGGGAACGTACACCGATAGGAGTGGAACTTCCGATACAACAAGTCAAACATTAATGTTTGCAGAAACAGCCAACAGAAGAGCAGGATGGTTTATCCAAAACATTTCTGATACGGTAATGTACATCAATTTCACATCAGCAGCATCTGCCGCAGGAACATCAATTCAATTGGGTGCAGGTCAATCAATTAGCAGTGGTAACTTTTGCACGCAAGAGAAAGTCACTATCTTTTGCGCTGTAAGTGGGAAAAAATATGTTGCTAAAGAATTTCATCAATCTTAATATGAAAAAGTTACTACTAATTTTTGCGCTATTGATCACATCAATGGGCGCATATCAAGCACAGACTATTGGTCCAATTGGTGTTCCATCTTTAAATAGTTATTTTGGCCCAGGATCAGATGGAGCAGTGACTATCAGTGGAAATACTACGCTGACAAGGAACATGTATTATTCAAGTTTAACGGTGAATAATGGTGTTACTCTTTCAAGTGGTGACTACCAAATATTTTGCACAGGAGAAATCATCAACAATGGCACAATATCAGGAAGAGCCAATGGTGTTGCAGGTGGTGCCGGAGCAAGTGGTGGCGGTGGAGGAGCAAGAGGTACGGCAGGAACTTACACAATGAGTGTTGGCGGTATTGGAATGGGTGGCAGTGGTGCATTTGGTGCAACAGGCGCATCAACAGCAGCAGGAGGAACAGGTACAGCCCAATCAGGTGGTACTGCTGCATTTGTCATCGGTGGTGGCAGTGGTGGTGCAGGCGGCACAGCATCAGGAGGCGCAGGTGGTGCAACAGTTACTACAGGTACTTTGTTATTTTATCCTATTCAAACAATTATATCAATGTTTAATCAGCAGATTGCAATCTCTCAAGGAGGTAGTGGTGGAAGTGCAGGCGGTGGCGGTGGTGTTGGCAATACAGGTGGAGCAGGTGGAGGCGGTGGAGCAGGTGGAGGCATCGTTTATCTTGCAGCTGCAACAATAACCAATAACGGAACAATCACATCAGCAGGTTGGAATGGTGGTAATGGTGGAGCAGCATCAGGTGCAGGCAATGCAGGTGGTGGTGGTGGTGGTGGTGGTGGTACTGGTGGTATCATCTATCTTTTATATAACGCATTGACACAAGGAACAACAACAGTAACAGGCGGCACAGGTGGTACAGGTGGGGCAAGAGTAGGATCAGGTGTTGTTGGATCAAATGGTGCTAATGGAGCTGATGGCAAAGTTATTATGATTAATTTACAATCTCAAACCGTAACAGTACAATGACAATTGACATACATTGTGCCGGGGGCTGTGGAACAGTCTTAGGCAGCGTAGAAGTAGAAAACGAAGAGGATTTCAAAGGTGATGCATATTATCAGAACTATTGTGATGACTGCAAAAAGCCTAATCAGGCGCCAACCGAAGAAGCTCCAATTGATGAACAACCAATCATTAAATAGTTTATGCTTGAAATGATCATTAAGCCAACAACTTGCCTTATTAGTGGCTTTTCATCCATCACAATCACCTCTATGATAGCCTCAACTACATTTG